TGAAGGTCGAGGTTCATTTGGAACAAGACTTGTCCAAGAAGCAGGCGCTGCACGTTATGTGTATACTCGAATGCATAAAAACTTTGACAAGTACATTAAGGATCTTGATCTGTCTCCTAAGCACGAAGATCCTGAACATGAACCACCTGCATTTTATCTGCCGGTAATACCTTTGGTTCTTACAAATGGTGCAAAAGGTATTGCTACTGGATTCGCAACTAATATACTGCCTCGTGATCCAAAAGCACTTGAGCGTGCTTGTAAGGAATATATTGAGGAAGGAACTATTAAGCGGAAAATACCAGTTAAATTTCCAGACTTTAAGGGCAAGGTTACTTGTGACCCAGATGGCAAATTTCATGTTTATGGAAAATATGAAAAGAAAAGTAAAACCATCCTTTTAATTACAGAAGTTCCTTATGGATTTGACCGTGAGGGCTATGTAAAGGTTCTTGATGGCTTAGAAGATTCAGGTGATATTGTCTCATATGAGGATGTATGTGACAAGAACGGATTTGCATTTGAAGTAAAATTAAAGCAAAATATATCTGCAAATTGGAATGAAAACAAAATTCTAAGCAAATTTAAATTAGTAAAGCCAATGTCTGAAAACTTAACCGTTATAGGACCAGATGGTAAACTAAGACTTTATAATGATGCTAGAGAAATAGTAAAGGCATTCTGTGATTACAGATTGACTGTACTGAAGCAAAGGATTGATTCCGAAACTTCAAATATAAATGAAGAACTTAGATGGTTAAAAGTCAAAATGGAATTTATCATTGCTGTACTTGATAGCAAAATTGTGTTCAAGAATAGAAACAAAGTTTCAGTAATGAAACAAACTTTGGATAATACATCTGCACTTGATAGTGATATGGATAAACTTCTAGGAATTAACATCCTGTCTCTAACAAAAGAAATGGTTATTAAGTTAAAAGAAAATATCCAAGAAGCAAAAGGCAACTTGAGTTACTGGAAAAAGACTTCACCTAAGGAACAGTTTATAGAAGACCTAAGCAACATGTAACTTGCTTTCTACTTACTGTTTCAACTAGACCGCTTTTGGCGGTCTTTTTTTGTCCGTATAAATATAACAGTATGACAGAGCGTTATGGGGCGTGACGCTTAATATAGACCACCCTCTGAAGTCGGTTATAGTCTGTCGTACTCTCTATATAAATAGTATTGGATAAACACATTGAGGCAAATATGATTACTAATTATTTACAGCCTACATCGTTCTCCCTGGTAATACAACGTATTCCGAATGTTGAGTTTTTTACTCAAATGGTAAATATACCTGGGCTGAATACTGGCACAACTGAAACACTTACACCTTTAAATACCTTATATACTCCTAAGACAGGTCTTAATTATGCCGACTTGGATGTTACATTTGTAATAGATGAGAACATGAAAAATTATAAGGAAATTTATTACTGGATAGAACAAAACGCATTGCCCCAAAATCAAACTGCATATAATGCTGAACTATCAACTTCTGACATTAGCATTATATTAAACAGTAGTGCTAAAAATCCAAATCAAAAGTTTACGTTCATTGATTGTTTTCCTACTGATCTATCTGCAATTAACTTGGACATTAAAAACCAAGACGTAATATACCCAGAAGTAACTGCAACATTCAAATATACATATTTTAATATCGACGATGTAGATTGACAGCTATATTATATGTGATATAATTATATTATTGAAATGAAATGAGGTTTGAAATGAGTACTGACGATATAAGTGAAGTATGGGCAAAAGACTCCCAAATAGATGAAACAAATCTTGTAGGTGAATCCAAGAAAATCCCTGCACTCCATAGTAAGTATTATAATATGTACTATAAAGAAGTATTGAGAGTAAAAAAATTACGATTTGATTATAAAGAACTAGAACGAATGAAGTTCGAATATTACACTGGATCACTAGATGAAGAAACTATGCGGGAAAGAGGCTGGAAGCCATTCCAACTCAAAGTTCTTCGGTCTGACTTAGATAAATATCTACAATCGGACAAGGATGTTATTCAATTAAGCCTTAAAATGGATTATCATAAGGCTAGAGCAGATTTTCTGGAAGATATTATTAAAACTATTCATAGTAGAAATTTTATCATTAAGAATATGATAGATGTGCTGAAATTCCAGGCAGGAGAATATTAAAATATTATGAGTGATGTGGTGAATGTTGAATATATGGATTCTGTCTACATGAAAGTAACGGCTGATGCTTCTACTCGCCATGAAATCTCAGAGTTCTTCTCATTCAAACCCGAAGGATATCAATTTCATCCTAGTTACAAAGCAAGGTATTGGGATGGTGTGATCCGACTTTATAATCCGATGAGGCCTGTCCTATATGTAGGTCTACTTGAAAAATTAAAGCAATTCTGTGAGGTAAGAGATTACGAACTCAGAATGGATACACAATTCCAAGAAACAGAATGCGAATCCGACTACGGCTATGAACTTGCAAAAGAAATAAAGTGTAAATTCGAGCCAAGAGATTACCAGAATGATTATGTTGTAAACGCAATAAGAAAAAAGAGATCATTGTCGGTCTCTCCCACATCGTCTGGTAAGTCACTCATAATATATCTTATACAGCAACACTACTACAATGCATATAACCATCGCACTCTTATAATCGTACCTACGATCGGCCTAGTACACCAGATGAAAGGTGACTTCATTGATTACGGTTGTGATCCCGATATTATCTATACTATTCAAGGTGGGGTAGATAAAAATACCTCAGCACCCATTGTTATATCCACGTGGCAATCTCTAATAAAGCTAGATAAAGAATGGTTCGACCAATTCAGAGTTGTCTTGGGTGATGAAGCTCATTTGTTCCAAGCAAAATCCCTCACCAAAATTATGGAAAAACTTACTGATTGTGATTACAGACATGGCTTTACCGGTACTTTAAAATCCTCGGAGTCAAAAACACACAGAATGGTTTTGGAAGGATCATTTGGACCAGTAGTCAAATTTGTAAGTACTAAAGATCTTATGGATGAGGGAACGATTGCTGACTTTAATGTAAAGGCAATTATCCTATCACACAATAAAGAAGCTAGAAAAGTTTTCAAAGACGCCATAAATAAGGTTGATACGGTTAAAAAATATCCTGCCGAACGGGAATTTATTGTAAATCATCCAAAAAGAAATATGTTTATACGAAATCTTCTATGGTCGCTAGAGGGTCAAAACAATCTTGTACTATTTGATCTGGTAGAGAAACACGGGAAGATACTTGAACCTTTGTTACAAAAAGAAGATAGGCAGTTACATTTTATATACGGAGGAACCTCTGGTGATGATAGGGAAAGAATTAGACACTTGATTGAAAATGATCCTATCAAACAGCATGATATCCTTGCATCCTATGGTGTATTCTCTACTGGAGTGAACTTGAAGAAACTTGACAATGTAATCTTTGCATCTGGATCCAAATCAGAGATCAAAGTGCTTCAGTCAATAGGTAGGACTCTAAGGAAGGGTAATGATGCCGATAAGGCAACCTTATACGATATTACCGATGACCTTTCAAACGGATCGTTTGAAAATTACACGCTCAAACATTTCAGAAAAAGAATCAATATCTACTCTGAGGAGCAATTCAAGTTCAAGATATACACAGTAGAAATATAATGGTGTATTAAGAACCGATAGTTCTATTATAACCGTTCTTGAGCACTTGTCAACCCCTAAAATGAAAAAAATTCAATAAAAATAATGGTTGACTTATATGCAAAGATGGTGTACTATTAATATAACTTAACAATAATTGGAGAAACATATCACATGGCTCGACGTAAGAAGAAAAATTATGTAAACAACGGTGACTTACTAGATGCACTGATTGTTTACCGTAAATTGTGCCATGAGGCAGAAGACGCTGGAGAGGAACGACCTAAGGTTCCTGACTACATTGGTAACTGCATATATCAGATTGCTACTAGACTGGCAACAAAACCCAATTTCTCTGGATACTCATACAAGGATGATATGATCTCTGATGGCATTGAAAATTGTCTTAGATATATTCTTAACTTTGATCCTGAAAAATCTCAGAATCCATTCGCATATTTTACTCAAATTATTTGGTATGCTTTTCTCCGTAGGATTCAAAATGAAAAGAAACAAATGTATATTAGGTTCAAGTCATCACAGCATATGATGACGGAAGCATCTGTACATGACTCAAATGATACAGCAATACATATGAATGCTCCACCCGACTATATCAACGATTTCACTGAGGATTATGAAGACAAGATTAAAACTAAAAAAACTACTACTAAGCAAGGAGATTAACTTGAAAATTTTGATTTTTGGCTTACCTGGAAGTGGCAAAAGTACATTAGCAAAACCTTTTGCTGATCTACTAGGCGGTGTCCATATTAATGCAGACGAGGTACGCACGAGGTATGACGACTGGGACTTTACGCCAGAAGGTAGAATGAGACAAGCTGCAAGAATGAAACATCTTTCGGACGGGGCAGTAATGGCAGGTAAAATTGCTGTAGCAGATTTTGTTTGTCCTACTGAAGCTGCACGACTTGAGTTTGATCCTGACTTTAGCGTTTGGATGGATACGATTGATGAAGGACGATTTGAGGATACTAATAAAATGTTCGAGAATCCCATCATGTGTGATTATCATGTTAAAGGATGGTTTACCGATACACACCAACAACTATTACCTGTTGTAAAAACATGGATGGAACGTAATGATTAAACACGCACCCATTTTCGATACCGAAAGAGTTGAAAAACTATACAGTAAGAAAGACGGTGTTGATATTACTTACGTATGTAGTACTGATCTTGATGCGAGTGATGTACCTATGGATATTTTCTATAGAGATACTCCGCATCCTGAGTTTGGCAACAAATACTTCGGTCTCTTTCGTAATCCAGATCCAGCATCAGACGGACATCTAATGATTACGAATGCCGATAAGGTTGAGGATTTTGAGTTTGGAATGATACAAGACAAAGATGGTAATTATTGGTATAGCCAATCACATCACGACTGCCTGTTTGTTGACGGCAAAATGATTGATGGTGGTCGCCGATATATTCGTCACAGCGGTGAAGCAGAATTATGGAAAGTAAAGAACGGTAAAATGGTAAGAACTGTTTATTCAAAGGAAAATGAGGTAGCATAGAATGAGTGAAGGGGTAACAAGAAAACGACATTTAGCTAAAGCAGTAACATGGAGGATAATTGCAAGCATAACGACTGCAATAATTGCATTGTTATTTGGTTTACCGCCGCAAGCAGTAGGTGGTATTTTTGTTGCAGACTTGATTATCAAGTTTATTTTGTATTATGGCCATGAAAGATTGTGGTATAGGTATATTACATTTGGAGTTAAAAAATGAGAAATGAAAAAGTTTATTATGAAAAAACTGCCACATTAATTAGTACTCGAACAGATATTGCTGTTGATGCTGAAGCAGATAATATACGAATGGGTGAATCATTTGATGCCTATGTTGCAGGCAATAAAATAAAAATGAAATGGAATGGTAAAATTTTTGTAGGTAATGCTCTAGGCATGGAAATGACTTCTTCAGGTCCTAAAGCACTTCCGGTAACAAGGAGATTCTAATGTTTGATTATAAAAAGCCGACAGTGCAGATGTTAGGACGTTGGCAGCCATGGCATGACGGACATACAGCGTTGTTCAAAAAATGTG